TGGATTCTATCTTCGCACCACGCAGTGGGTAGACGGATTGTCGCTGCCTAGCCCAACCCGGGCGTAGCAGGCTTCACGCCCCCGGCGACACTTGCCGAAGGGGGGTTTGCCTATGAAGATGATTGGGATACCTGCTGAGATCAGCGGCGTAAGACATACAATTTCATATATGCCGAGCACTTAGCATAGGTCATGACCGACGAATATACCCCCACAGCACCGTGGAATGATGAATTCATGAACAAACTAGAACGAATAGCCACAACCCTTGAGCGTTTACTCAAGGTAATGGAGATGAGACCATGATATTCGCCATATGGGATTGGAGAAAGGAAAGGTTTTGGTGCACTGATGCAAAAGGATACACTTTAGAACCAAAGGAAATCGGTTGGTATTTTGATAACCAATTACCAAATCGAGCCGGAGACTGTTGGATTGCCATTCCAAGGGAATCGCTGATGTGCAGAGATTTCACCCAGAAAATATTAGGCCAAATAATGTCTATGGAAACTCTTGAGGAGTTGATTGAATGAGTTGCCCCGATTGTGGATCAGTGTTGAGCACCGATGAGGAGGGGAATATGGTTTGCATAGAATTGTTTTGTTCCTGGCACGAGGTGAGTGAATGAACTCTGAAACATTTCAGTTCCGAATATCAACGTCAAGTAGGGGCTATCTGTGGTTGAAGCAGAAACAAGACTCTGGGGTGAACGTGAGTCGTGCTCTACGGCTCCTCCTCGATACTCACTCTGAACTATTCGATAAGTTGGATGCCGAGAAGGGCCGCGTTCTCACCCTTCGAAGGCGGATTGAGAAACTCGAGCGCCAGGACAGCCCGGACTTCAGAGCGAACCTGGAAGCGGAGAAGAATATGTTGGCTCGAATCAAAAAGGCAGATAGGGCCCGGTCACCCAACGAGTCCTGAAGAGTTCTCCCCAGGGGAGATTCTCCCCAAGCCACTCTCCGGCCATCTTACTGGGGATATGGAAAGGGTTGGCAAGTGAAAGCATGACATCTGATGCTGTAATCAATGCCTCTCTCTTCCCTGGATCAGTGACGATGTCGACCGGGTCGGAGATGTAATCAACATAGGTTTCAACACCTTCCAAGCCACCAATAGCAAACGAAGCAACCGCACCAGCGATGACTGCTCCCTCGACTATAGCCAAGGGCGTACCAAGTGCAGCTGCGGCGGGAATCGCCAACGCTATCTGTGGTGACCAGATGAGACCAAGGTATGCTACAGCGTAAAGAGTCTCATCGATGTCTTCAGCGGTGAACTTCTCATCTTCATCATGATAGACTTTATCTTTCCATGCCCAGATGGTAGCCAGCGATGTCACTCGCTGCCAACGGGTACCGAATTTCATTAGAAGACCCGCTGGGCGATCTCGTAGGAGCGTTTCAACCTCATTAGATATGGCATGTCCTTCTCTTGACCAATCATCACCGCAGTAACATAATCGACAGGAGGGATATGCACCTTATTCCCCGTGGCTGAGTTTGGATCAACATAGACTACTCTGGTGAGATATAGCCGCTTTGCAGCCGTGGCTGTACCAGTGCCGAAGAATGATGACGAATACATTTGAGCAATGACGTTTGCTGACCCCGCCGTGTATTCCCTGGTTCTCCCGTAGACAACTTGATTCATATTATAACTCGAGCGTGGGAATCCTGGCAGGTCACCATCATGAGTTGTGTAGATCGCAGCATTTACCAGGGTATCATCATTGACGCGCTCGGTAGTAATCATATCCACTACGAAGAAGTCGGCTGTACCTCGTGGTCCCCATCCCTCTTGAATGTCTACGCTTCTGATGAAGGTCGTTAATTCCTCTTGCGTATAGCCGGCGAGATCGTAATAGGATCTAGCGGCAAAGGTTGGATTAGCCAGGTTATCAAGTATTTCCCAGCCGCCACCATTGATAGTTGCAGGAAAAGGCCCTGGGGCTGGCGATTCCGCCAAGTCGATATCGCAGGCATCAAATAACTTATCCAGCAGACGCGGTCCTTCAAGGGTCACTTCTTCACCACCTTATGCGCCTTCTTAGCCAGGGCGGCGAAGGTCATCCGTGGATGCTTCTTCTTCAGAGCCTTGTATGCCTTGGCGTACTTTTTGTTGTAAGCACTGGGTCCGCGCTTCACCTTTTCGTAGGCTTTACGCGCCGTCTTTCTGGTATCGCCCTTAGTTGTGTGGCCACCTTGTAGGGTTTCACCACAATGTGGACAGTAATGATACATGGAATCACGATTCCGCTGTACTCTGGATCGCGATCGCCATCCAGTCCTTCGATCCTAACTTGACCACACGGCAACGAATCCGAGCAGTGATCCTCACAGTCGATGCGCCGATTGCAGCGCCATCATTGCCGCCGACCAGGTAAAGCGTATCGTTGACCACCATGAACGCTTCAGACAGTGAGGCTGGGCCGTAGTTATCTGGGTAGAAATCATTGGAGTGGCTGGCGATATTGTTGGCGACATCGATGTTGAGAGCACCAGATGCAATCAAACTCTGATCGGTTGCCAGGACAAAGGCTGTATTCGGGTTCTGGTCGGTGAGTTGAAAACCGTAAGAACCGTTTCCTGCCAGCATTTGTTGAACGTCGGAGTCGTAATCTGAACCCCTCTGAATGATGAAGTCTACGGACTCGATGGCTATATGGCCTGACCGGTTGGTACGTTAACGTAGGCTATCCCAAGTCTACTGTTGCTTGATACCTTGATCCATCGGCGGAAGCCGCTGTCATTGAGACTCTTTCGGTCAAGTAAAAACTGCCTGTCTTGCTGGTCGCCATAGTCATCGCACGCGGACCCGGCCTAAAAAGGTGGAGGTAGCGGGATTTGAACCCACGATCTCAGAACTCTAGCCACCATTCTGTGTATTTCCACTATACCATACCCCCATCTCTGGATTCTATCTTCGCACCACGCAGTGGGTAGACGGATTGTCGCTGCCTAGCCCAACCCGGGCGTAGCAGGCTTCACGCCCCCGGCGACACTTGCCGAAGGGGGGTTTGCCTATGAAGATGATTGGGATACCTGCTGAGATCAG